CATGCTTATCCGGTTAACACACACAGCCCTAGATGTAGTGGTCACGTTCATCTCTCATCTTGTCGTATTCGTAATCGGGATCGCGCCAGCTTCGTCCGCATTCCCCGGTGCAGAGATCAGGTTGCCAGCCCCCGCGACATTCGCGAGGATGCACGCCACAGAACTCGCAGCGGTCATCGTCGGGGTTGTGGGTTTTCCAGTCGTCGTATCCGGGTAGCGTCTCAGTCGCCATACTGCACCTCGAATCGTGCGGCCTTGTAGAGCGGGACAATCAGGTCCGGGCGCTGATCCTCGAACGTGACTTGACCCGTCAGCACCCAATCGTGCGGGCCTGGAATGCGGCCAACGGTGATTTGCCGACAGCCAAACTTGCCAGCGAGGTAGGTTGTCTCATCCAATCCAGTTGGCGAGGCCGGATTGGAGTATTCATGCGTCAACGAGATGAGCCGGTCGCCGTGCTCAAGATCGGTTTTCATGGTCACCACCCCATATCCCGGTCGAGTTGCTCGTGAGCCTCAGCGCGCTCTGCTTCGGCTTGATATCGCGCCTCGCGGTCGCATTCGGTGGCGCCGCAGGTATCGCGGCTATCGTAATAGCGGTTCTCAATCACGCCCATGCTTGCGCCGCAATTCCAGCAGAAACGCTCTTTGGCTTTCGGTTGGGAAAGCCGCTTTTCGCGTAGCCGCGCGTTGCGTTCATCTTCGGTTTCGGCAAACTGGTTATCCCAATCGGGTTTCATACATCACCTCTACATCTAGTAGGTTTTTGCGGCTGTGTGTCTCAACCGGATAAGCATGTTTCCGGATAGTAGGCCGGCGGGTAGCCGCGATGCACCTCGGCGTGATAGCGACCCTCCGAGAGCACGCTGCTGATCGGCCTGCGGCCGACGTTGATGCCGGCGTCGAGCTTGGCCTGTACGATGTCGCGGAAGCGTCCGGCCGCGTGTTCGTTGTGGATCACGAAGGCGAGCAGTGACGACGGCAGACCCTCGATCGGCTGATCCTGTCGGAAGCGCAGGGTCTCGCCGTCGAGCCAACCCTGCCAGCCATCGCCGCGGCGATGGAAGATGACGTGTCCATTAGCCATGGCGACGGCGCTCCTTCTCGAAGTGTTTCTCCAAGCGCTCCTCGCGATCTTCCTCCTCGCGCTCCTTGCGGGCCTCGCGGACGCGCTCGCGGTGGAGATCGTACTCGCGCTGCACCTTGCGGCGCTGGCGAGCCTCGCCGGGATCGAGGCGGCCGATGGTCGAGAAGCGCGAGCCCTGCCGGGTGTAGTGATGGCCTTTCCAGTCGGCCTTGCGCTGCTCGTCGGAGAGGATCAACTCGGGCGGGAAGCCGTCCTCGATCATGAACTGCTGCATGCGAGTGAAGGTCATGCTCCCATCCTCCGCTCGGCTTCGTGCATGGCGTCGATCTCGGCGCTGTCGCGCTCCTGACGCTTGAACTCCTTGAGCACGATCTTGTCGCGCCAGCTGGTGACGCGCTCGGTGTCGATCACCTGAACGCGGCCCTTGCCGGCGCAGCTGGGGCACGGGCGATCGTAGGCGCCGGAGAAGTAGTCGTGTTCGAAGTCCTCGTTCTCGTCGCAGGCATCGCGCCATTCGGAAGCGGTGAAGCCGCCGCCGTCGGGCTCGATGTGCGCTGTGGTGGTGGCGTGACCGTCGCAGGCCTGACAGATGATCCAGCGGGCCGGGAAGGCCCACTGGTGCTCGATGGCGCGACCGTAGACGGTCACCATGATGGTGTTGTTGGTCTGCATGTCAGCCCTCCACCACGTTGCCGATCCAATCGTTGATCGGGGCGAGCACCGGTTCGAGAGACGTGTGGTAGTCGCTGATGACATCGACATCGTTGCCCCAGATCAGGAGCACGCCAGCCTCGCGGTCGCTGTCGGGGAAATGAGCGATCAGCGTGTCGCTGTCGGTGGAGGCTAGCGCCTTGTAGATGGCGTCGGCGTCCTTGGAGTTGGTGATGGTGCGCTCCTCGCCATCGTTGACGCCGAGCGAGTAGCCGGCTGCCAGCAGGGCTTCGACCAGCCGCCCGACGATGCGGCGCTCGACGATCGAGGCGTGCTCGATGTATGGGCAAGGCACCGTGACGCGGTACTGGTTGTTTGGGTTGGCCTCGCGGCACTCATCGGCATAACCCTCGGCCGCCAGGCGGCAGTCGAAGGCGGCGATGGTCTCGAAAAAGGCCGTGTACGACCTTTTGGCTTCAACGACGAAGGGGAGGGCGTTCTCTTGCGGTCCTATTGCCATGGGACGGCTCCATTGGGTTGTCAGATGAGGTTAAACCGGGGCTTGACGAATCAGAATGTATACCCCACTATGGGGGAAGTCAACTACTATATGGCGGCGTCCGCCTACATAGGGTCGGTCACACGTGAAACAAGGTGCTGTAACACCGTTTAACGCCTATCTCCTGACGCGGCGCATTTCCACGCAAAAGTTCTCGGAAATGCTTGCCAAGCATTTGGAGATAAATAGCTTTTCGTCCCGCACGGTCGAGAAGTGGCGCACGGGCGAGCGCGTTCCAAATGCCAAAAACCGTCAGGCTATCAAGGCCTTGACGGGTCTGACCTCTGACCAATTGGATGCCGCATGAATCCCCGTTGGACAAAGGTGCGCTATAAGACTGCCAGCGGGCAGGAGCGCGTCTACGACTATTCGGCTCCGGCCCAGCTGGAGAGGGCGCTAAAGGCCGGTGACACCTTCCTCCCGGTGCAGCGCGGCAAGTGCAGCTGTTGGGAGAGCGATAGTCTCGTGGTGCGCAACGCCACCGCGGTCCAGCTGATGCGCCGACAGATCGCCTACTATGACGGTGAAGTCTTGAGGGCGCTGCGATGAGCCAGAACCGCTCCTCCGCCGTCATGCAGCGCGCCGAGGCAATCACGGTCGGCCAGAAATGGTATTTTACTGGTGAACCTTGTTTACACGGCCATATCGCGCGACGCTGGGTGGTTAACCGCGAGTGTCACCACTGCGTTAATGCGCGACGCCGTGTCCGTCGCGCAATCGATCCTGCGCCCTATCGAGCAAAAGAGAACGCCGATGGCGCCGCACTCGTCGAGCGCGTCAACAAGCTCGCCAAGGACGCCACCGAGATCGGCAAGAAGCTCGATGGCCTCGGCATCATCTGCGACCGCGTCGAACGCAGCCTCAAAGCCTGACGGAGGGAACCATGGACCTCTGCGACCCTTGGGACGTGGCTTCGCTCTGCATCGCCTGCCTGACGCTGGGTGCTGCAATCGGTGGCTTGGCCGGTGCGGCCATCGTCTGGGACATCAAGCGCATCGTGATCCACACGCCCTCTGACCACAGCGAGGCACCATGACCGACCTGTTCGAGGCCGCCGCAGCACGCGATGCCAAGCTGGCCAGCATGGCGCAAGCCGACGCCAACGCCAACAAATCATGGGCCGACGTCATGCTCGAACTGGTCCGCCTGACCTGTTGCGAGCAGCTGTATTTCACGTCCGACGACATTTTCGACCGCTACGATTGTCTGTCCAACCCGCCAAAGACGCACGAAGGTCGCGCCTTTGGCCCCGTCATGACGCGAGCAGCAAAGGCCGGATATTGCGAAAAGGCCAACGTTGCTCCGCGCGAGTCGACGCGCAAGAGCCTGCATGCCAGTCCGCGCACCATCTGGAGGAGCAAGCTCTATGCACAGTAAGAAGTGCAAATCCTGCCCCTGGCGCTTCCAGTGCCCGAGCGAACAACTGTGGCGCATCGAGTGCCGCGCCTGTGAATCGAGGCGCAAGCCTTCATGACCCAGCCCGTCGCATGGAGCGCCGCGGACGCCCTCCGCGAGGCGAAGAAGCTGGTCGATGCCTTCGGCTGGCCGACCTATTCGCCCTGGAAGGCGCTCCATGCGATCGAGAAAAAGATGAAGCCGGGCGATCCCCAGATCAGCCTGATGCTGGACATCGCAATAAAGGAGGCGGTGCGCCAGCGTCGCGAATACAGCGGCCTGCACCCGATCCATGAAATCCACGCGCGCGACGGCCAGACCAAGGAAGGCATCGCCGAGTGGTTCAATGACTGCATCGACCGCGCCGAGCACCACCCGCTCAACGGCGCAACCAAAGAGGAGGGAACATGACCAAGCTGAAACCGGAGTTCGAGCTTGCGAAGCGGCTGAAAGGCCCCTCGCAGATGGACCGCGTCCATGCCGCCCGCGCGATGCTGCACAGTACGATGGGCAGCGAGACCATGGCGCTGCGCGCCTTCATGGACATCTTCCACCCGGAAGTGTCTCAGGATCGCGTGCGCGAACTGGTCAACGACCTCAAAGCGCAGGGCAAGCGCTGATGCCCTGGCCCACCGACCCAGCCGAGCGCGAGCGCCTGATGCGTGATCTGGGCATATTCGGCGACGCCGTCACCCACGGCCTGACCGCGGGCGACCCCGTGCACATCCCCTTCGAGACGTTCTTCGGCATCGACCCGGCCAAGGCCGACGCCGAGCAGACCGTCTGGACCGTAATCAGCGCCGAGTCGACGTTCAGCACCAAAAACGACGTCATCACCCTCGATCCCAGCGAATACCGGAGGATCAAATGAGCAGCAACCGCGGCCAATACCTCCACGCCCTGTCCGAGGTTGCATATTCGCGACCGATCATCACCCATTGCCGAGTGTGCGGCGGCGATGGTGGCTTCGCCGTCCCTGTGGACATCAACCGCTTCCATGGCGGCCTGATCGAGCGCTGGGAGCGCTGCTACGCCTGCGACGACGGCGAGATCGAGATCGAAACCTTCCCCGTCACCCTCGAAGATCACATCGACAACCCGGAGGGCCTGCCGGAATGACCGTCTATGTCGACGATATGTACCGCTATCCCATGGGCGAATTCCGCCGCGGCAAGCGTCTCATGAAGATGAGCCACCTGATCGCGGACACCGAGGCCGAGCTTCACGCCATGGCCGTCAAGATCGGCGTGGCCCGCCGCTGGTATCAAGGCGACCACTACGACGTCGCCCTGCAAGCCCGGAAGCTGGCCGTCAGCCTGGGCGCCGTCGAGATCACGCTGGCGCAGTGCTCCGCCATGTCGATGCTACGCGGCCGCGACCCCAACAAGCCGCTGGCCAAGCCCGAGGAGGCCGAGGCCCTGCGCAAAGCCCAAAGAGAGGAGACCGCCAATGCCCTGCCCAACCTGTAACGACGCCGGCATCGTCGAAGGCGAGGCCTGCATCGTGGCCTTCCACCCGGATCATCCCGAGCGGCTTCGGATACCTCAAGCGCGGCCCGGCCATCGCCGTCATGCCCTGCGCCACCTGCTATCCCCATGACGAGACCCTTCGCAACACCCGGCTGGTGCGCCGATGACCACCGACCGCGCCGCCGCCATCGCCCAGATCGCCGACATCATGGAGACCCGCTTCAAGGACGTGATAGCGGCCAATGCCGGCATCCCCTTCCCAGACACCAAGGTCCATGTCCCCCGTGCCACCTTCGAGGGATATGCCGCCTCCATCGTCGATGTGCTGGAGCAGGCCGCCCAACTCGCCGACGTGGTCGGAAAGCCTGTGGACGCCTCGATTGAGACACCACCCGGCGGCTGATTCTCCGCCGGTTCCGTGAGACAGTACGCGCCCCTCGCCCTTTGATTCGCTGGGCTGGGACGCTGAGATACCCCCAGCGAGACGCCCGCAGGACGGGCGAGACAGGAGAGACGCTATGGCCCTACCTGATGGCGGTGCCGCATTTCCCGAAACCGCCGATCATTCGGACGGCCTGAGCAAGCGCGACTATTTCGCCGCGGCGGCGCTGACCGGGCTGCTGGCCAATAAATACTATGGCCAGAACACGTCTGACGATCTGGCGGCCCGGTCCTACCGGCTTGCCGACGCCATGCTGATGGAGCGCGACCGTGACTGAGCGCCCCGTCCGCCCCTGCCTCGTCTATGTGGCCGGCCTGCGCGGTCCCGAGCCCCAGGTCTGGCACGACCCTATGGTGACGGCCGCGGGCAAGCCCGCGATCGCGCCCGATGGCGTGCGCGTGCTGTCCTGTCATCAGCTGCCACCGCTGGTACCGGGCGATAGCTGGTCGATCGGCATGGCCACGGCATGGTCACGGAACCAGACTGCGCGGGAGGAGGCCTGATGTGCTGGGCCGCCGAATACCCAACGGCCAAGAGGGGCGGGAGTGAGTGTGCCGGCGCCGGTACAGACACCCAGGCCGACCGGGTTGCCGCCCGGCCGCCCCTCACCCCCAAACAACAGGCCTATGCCCGCGCCGAGCAGGCCCGCCTTGACAAGGAGAAACGCCGCCGTGCTGCCCCATGATGTAGTCCGCGAGGCCGCCCGCCTGATCCGCGAGGGCGGTCACTCCCAGCGCTGCCATGCCCGCGATGAGCATGGCTTCGAGGTGCCGCTGTTCACCAACACCCGCGGCATGACCGAGGTGGATACCAGCCGCGCCAAGGTTGGCAAGGCGACCGCCTACTCGATCTATGGCGCTATCGCCGTGGCGATCCAGTCGAACAGCACCAACCCGACGCCGATCTGGGTGGCCGTGCGCGACGAGGCCCTGCGCTGTGCCAAGTCGGTCCCAGGCGGCAACAACCACCTGCACCCCGTCATGGCCCTGAACGAGCACCCGGACACCACGGCCGAGGACGCGGTAGCGTTTCTGGAGCGCGTCGCCATGCTGCTGGAGCCTACCTCGAAACAAACCAGCGAGGTTGCTGCAAATGGCTGATGAGGTGGTAGAGCTTATGCGTCGTATCCGCGAGGGTAGCACCGACGCCGAAGCCGATCTGCTCGAACTGGTGCGTTCGCTTCGCCTCGCCGTCTGGCGTCCGATCGCCGAGGCCCCGATCCTGGCCTATGCCGACACCACGAGCTATTACCGCTATCGTTGCCTGATCCAGACCAACAACGGCGAGGTGATGGGCGGTTACGCGCGCTGGGCCAACAAAGGCGGCCGCGGCTCTCTTGCCCCCGATGCCCCGATCAACGTGGAGGTCCGCTGGTACAGCGATCACTCTGGCCATTGGCGTCGCGACGCCAAATACTTCATGCCCATGCCCGAGCCGAGGAAGGACTGACTATGCCCGCGATCCACGTCGTCTACGACCCCAAGGACAAGGTCATGTTCCGCACCGAGGACATGAAGCGTGCTGGCGTTTCGGCGATTGTCATGCGCCTGGACAACCCGATCACCGCCGAGCGCCGGCACGACATCGTCGTCGAGCTTGCCGCCTCGCTGCTCAATCAGGTCGCCGAGGAGGGATAAAGTGAGCTTCCTCGCGCCAACCATCATCCCGCCCGATGTCGAGGCGTTCATTCATCAGTGGTGGCGACCGATCGAGACCGCGCCGGTCCCGCCGCGCGAGGTGCTGCGCTACGACATCTGGCCCTGCCTGTTGCAGGACGCCAAAGGCCGTGTCGTCGGCGGCTTCGGCGCCTATGCCCGCATCCAGGGCAAGGCCGACCGCTGGCGCCTGAAATGGTACGCCGGCCAATCCCGCCACGTCGGCGGTTTCGGGGCCAAGGTGTTCGAGCCGACGAAGTGGATGCCCATGCCGCCGCCGGAGATCGACACATGAGAGCCGCCGACCACGCCAAGATGCGCGCCGAGGTCACCAGCGGCCTGACCATGGATCGCCTGACCTATTTCATGCGGCGCTACGCGCCGACCGATCCGCATGAGCGCGAACAGTTCCAGATGGCGCTGATGCACATCGTCGTCGACCTGATGCGCCACCAGGGCAACATGCTCGACCACGGCATCGAGACCGGCTTCGGCATGTCCCAGATGTACCACGAGCGCGCGGCGCATCCGATCGTGCACCACATCATGAACCCACCGGAGCGCAAGTGATGGACGCAACAGCAATCGCGAAGCTCGCATGGGGCCTGCTGCTGATCGGCGGCTTCATCTGGTTCACCGTCTGGGCAACCAAGAACGGCTCACCGCAACACGTTTGGCTGTTCTGCGACATGCTGGGATGGTGCAAATGATTACCATTTTATCCGTCATCTGGATGATGTTCGGCTACGCGCTGGGCTTCCTGTTGTCCGACGCCGCCAAGGCTGGCGTCTATTCATGGGTCGAGCCTGACACCATGGACTGGCTGGGCCTTGTCGCGCTCGCCGCGCTCACTACCTGCTTCGTGATCTGGGGCGACTGGTGGGTGCTGCTGGGCCTGCTGATCGTCGCCAACCGCTGGGCCGTGCAGTTCGGCTACGGCCTCAACGCCCTTATTCACAGCTGGGAGGAGGAACACCGCAATGCGTCGCTTCGCTGAATTCATCCGCGCGTGGCTCGAAGCCATCGAAGCGCTCGATCGCTGCTGAACAGGAGGGAAACCATGGGCTTGAAGGATCGCATCATCACCATGCTGGGCGGGACGCCGCCGGCACCGAAGGTCGAGTACGCCGACGGCAAGCCGATCAAGGGCATCGGCAGCCTCTCGCTGCCTGAGAGCGACCCGATCGCACAGATGATCCTCCAACGCATGGCAGCCGGAGGCAGCGGGCCGATGATCTTCCCCAAGGACAGTCCCGAGGGCCGCGCACTGATGGAGCGCTTCGGCGGGGGTAGCCCTGCCGCCGATCCCGTGCAGGAGGCCGTCGCCAATCTCGGCTCCGACACCGCAGGCAATGTGCTCGACTGGTCGATCTGGGACAAAGAGCGCAAGGTGCTCGTGGCCGATCTGCCCGGCTGGAGCCCGTGCCGCTTCTATCACCGCGTCGGCATCAACGAGGCTTGCGGCATCTTCGGCGCCGTGAAGGGCGATTTCGGCATCTGGCGTATGCCGTTCAACATCTGCGACTACGACGCCGACGAGACCGACGAGCCGCGCAAGGTTCTGCCGAGCCTGACCCATCTGCCAACCGGTCTGGACTTCGGCCTGTTCGCCGACGTGATGGCCGCGCGCGAGGCATCGGAGGCCGCGCTGATGCTCGATTGGAGTTCGATGCCGCCAGCCAGCCCGGACGAAGCGGCCCGCCACGCCTGGGCCACGCGCCTCATGCAACTGCGCCAGACCTGGGGCTTCAATGGCCTTCACATGGAGGAGCGCCGCCACGCGCACGACCCGAATGGCGACGGCGACACCATCCCGATCTTCGCCAAGCGTGCCGTCGAGAGCAAGCCGGAGAAACTGTCATGAGCCCGTACCTCGGACCAAATCAGAAGGTATCCGCCGAGGTTGCCTCCAACGAGATCGCCGATCTGATCGAGCGCTACGTCGGACCCTACCACATGACCCGAGCCGGCGTGGCTCGCGCGCTCACCGTCATGTTCACCGAGCGCTGGGATGATCTGCGCCGCGCGGCCCACCAGCTGCACGACGCCCTTGCGATCCGCAAGAGTCTGAACATGACCGATCCGTCGCGCAACACCAACCCGGCTCCGCCCGGCCCCGCCGAGGTCAACGACCCCGAATATCTGCCGCCGCTGCGCAACGCGGCCGATCCCAGCGAGCCATACACCCTGGCCGGCGCCATCGAACGCATCAAGGCGGTGGAGGCGCGCCTCGATGCCTTTTTTCCAAAGCCGACCAGACTGCTACCTCTACATGGCCCGCCTCAACATCATCATCTGATCGCAACCACCACCAAAGGAGAAAGACAATGAAGATATTGAAGCTGGCCGTCGCGCTGGCGATGATCCTGCTTGCGCCCGCCCAGGCGGCGCAAAACCTGATTCTGGACATTACGCCGGTCGCGCCGCGCTCGACCGACGGCCCATTCACCTTCAACAACATCCCGGTCTGGACGCCGATCTGGGTCTCTCGCCTCGATCAGGGCTATCCCGTGGTGCCAACGCCGAGCGCGGCGTGCTTCACCTGCTTCTTCCAAATCCTGTCCTCGAACGACATCATGAAGCCGGCGAAGAACGCCTGGGTGACCTTCGCCATCCTCGGCAGCACGTCGAACGCCCGCGTCCGGCTCATGTCGTTCTACAACGACTACTCGACCAACCCGGCGACGAGAGTGGTCAAGAGCGACTGGAACTGCGATCTGGCACCGCCGGCCATCGGCGGCCCCAGCCTCGTGGCCTGCGACATCACCGCGAAGTGGAATGCGCTCTGGACCGATCCCTTGATGATGGCCCAGCAGCACGCCTTCTATTACGAGGTGATCGGCAGCGGCGCGATCTACATGGCCCGGATGACGATCAACTACCTGCCGTAGGGAGGCCAAAATGGGTGCAAGGTGTTCCGGTAGCACATCGGTCTCCAAAACCGAGGGAGCCGGTTCGATTCCGGCTGCGCCTGCCAAGCGCGAGCCGGGCTACTGCTCGTCCTGTGGCACCACCAGCCTTTCCGACTTCAACGAGTGCTCCAGTACGTGGTGCTGGTGGATCAATGCTGGCGAGGAGGAACCGCAACGTGCCGCCTGAACAGACCGGTCGAGCTATCATGGAGATACATGCTGCCGAACGCGAAGCATGGCTCAAAGAGCGCGAAATACTCCTGCGCCGCATCCGCAACCAGCGCAAAACCCTGCGCCGTCTCGAAAAGTCCTACCAGACCCTTCGTCTGGTCAAGGAAAGGTACATGATGGAATCATTCTGGCGCCAAAGCCGTCACGTCGAGGCCGCTGCCAAGGTCGCCGAGCGCTTCTGGTTCGGTCGCCGCATCGCAAGGGCTATTCGCCGTGCCGCCTGAACCTGCCACCGTCACGGCAGCCAGCCACGGTCTCAAGGCCGGCGATGCCATCGACGTTCCGCTGCCGCTGTCGTTCTGGGCGAGAGTGTTTTATTTCCTGGGCAAATCGGGATGGAGTTGGCCGCCTCGCGTTGTCCGCACCACATATTATGTCACCAAGGTAAGCGATGAGGGTACCTTCACGGTTGACACCGGGAGAATGTCCGATGGGCAATGAGCGCCGCAACCGTGACCATGACGGTTGGCGTCACACCATGCGCGAGGTATGGGAGATCGAGCCCGGCCTGATCTTCTGCGCCACGAAAGGACAGCACATGGTCGCGCTGGCTGGCACCATCCGCGACGAGCGCGGCTATCCGAGGCCGGCCAACGATCCTTTCTTCACAAGCTCACTTCCGTAACAGGTCTTTGAAATGGAAACGGAATTGCCGAGGTTGTCCACACTGCCCCCGCTAATCACGGTCTAACAAACACAGAAGTAAGATTCTAAGCTGGTTGTTAAGTAAGTAGCTGTGGACAGTGGTAACTCTGGGGATGAAAGGTTAACGGGGGTTCTATCTCGTGGCACCAAGCCCGAAATGATTAAAGGCCGCATTGAGTGGTAGGCCGCCCTCGTAGCTCAACTGGATAGAGCAGGGAAATTCTACTTCCACGGTTGCAGGTTCGAGTCCTGCCGAGGGCACCACGGCGGTACCATGGAGGTACCAAAATCGCCCGGTGGATAACCGGAAATCGCGTGCATCTGGAACCAGATCAGGGTATGATTCGAGCGTTCACCAAAACCCCAGAAGCCCAGGAGGCAACCATTGACCGAAGCGGTCCTCAAGACCTTCGTTGACGTGCTGGAGGCGAACGAGCGTCGCCTTGGTACCATCGCGGAGTTGACCACCACGCTCGACGCCATCATGAAGGCGTCGCGCCTGACCGGCAAGAAAGCCACCCTCACCCTCAAGATCGAGGTGGCGCCGGACAAGAACGACGAACTGGCACTGACGATGAGCGCCGACGTGAAGGCCTCGATCCCGGTGGCGGAGCGCAAGAAGGCCCTGATCTACCACGATCCGGCCAGCCAGACCTTCTCCAAGACCGACCCGCGCCAGCTGGAATTGCTGGCCGAGGCGGAGCAGGAACGCCAGACGCGCGAGGATGCGTTGAGAGCGCAAGGCGTCACCAGCCTCAACCAGATCGGCCGTGGCACCGAAGTTGCCGCGACCGCCTGACGATAAGGCGCCAGCCGGTATCTACTGGCTGGCGCCAGACCGGGCGTCAGCGCCCGGTCCCTGCATCGTGAAACAGGAGGGAAGATTGTCGAAGGAATTGACGTATAAGCTGCCGGTCAACACGTTCCAGCGCGAGACCAGCCGCCTCGGCCCGGCCGTGGTCGGCGCCTACATCCGCATTTTGCTGGACTATTACGAGCAGGGCGAAGCGCCGCCCGATGATGATTTTGTGCTGGCGCGTATCGCCGGTTGCGACCCGGAAACATGGGCAGACATCCGCGTGAAGATCGAGCGCGCCGGACTGTTCGAGATCAGGACGCTGATCGGCAACATTCGCGTCTGGACACATGCTGGCGCCGAGATCGAGATCGCGGCCGCGCTCGCGCGCAAGGACAAGTCGAAGAAGGCCGCTGTTGCGGCCGGGGCCAACCACACCGAGCGCGCCGCGCAACGTGCGCAGGAGCCCGGAATCGCCATGGTTGGCGCCGACCCCGAATCACATCGCCGTGCGATTACTGCCGAGCAGGAGCGCGAGGCCGAGATCGAGAGCCAGATCATCGACGACGAGATCGACGAGGAGGACGAGATCATCCCCGAGCCGCCGGTCTCGCAGCCTCCCGGCATCGCCTTCGAGAGCGGCATCGACCCGGAATTCAGGCCGACGGGCGCCTGGATCGTCAACGTCCAGGCCGAGGGCTATGACGCCAAGCAGATCGGCGCCGAGCTTGATGGCTTCAAGCGCTATCACCTCGCCGCCGGCACCACCTCCATCAACTGGCCCGAATTGTGGGACCGCTGGTGGAATCGCAAGAAACCGCCGCTGCACCCGGCGGAGAAGCCCGCAAAGCCGCGCGTCGAGGTGTCCCGTCGACGCGCACCCCCTCCGTCATAACCGCAAAGAGGAGACACCATGACGTCCCCGTCCACCCTGATCCGCAAGGCTCGCCTTGCCGAATCGAGAGGCCACAAATCCGCGGGCAAGCGCCTGCGCGAGGAGGCCGCCAAGCTGCGCCGCGCCGCGCGCAAGAAGAAGGCCAAGCCCGCGCCGAAGCGTAAGAAGGCGAAGAAGCCCAGCAAGATCATCACCGGTCTGGAGCAGGCCCTTACGCACGCGATGACCTTGCCGGACCCCGTTGCGGACAAATCCCCGCTCGAACTCGCCGTCGATCGCCTGCTTGGCCCGAAGTCGACGCCCGATCAGCGCATTGTTGCCCGCCGCGAACTGGTTGAGGCTCGCAAGGCCGGCGAGAACAACGCCGCGGCGAGGTATGCCGCGCTCAAGGAAGCTCACGACATTTCCACCGTCTGCGGCTTCATCGCGATCTGCGAGCACTCCGAGCACCTGAACGGCAACCTGCCGCCGACCATGGCTGTGTCCGGCTACATGGTGAGCAAGCTGGTCGATGCCCTGCGCAAGGCTGGCTACACCCGCGACGGCATCAACGGCGGTGGCACCACCCGCGAGGCGATAGGCCAGCGCGTGTCCGAGAGCCGCAAGGAGTGGCGTGCGGTCACCGGCGACGACGGCAAGAACTACTGATTGATCCACCAGCTACCCGGCGGCGCGCAGTGTGCCGCCGGGCCTCCTACCGGAAAATCCCATGCTACAGACAGGGGCAGCAGTGAGCGACATCAAAAATATCTCGGCCGCGGCAAAGAAGGCTCACTGGAAAGATGGTCCTTCAACACGTGAAAAGCGCCGTCGCGGCGGTCAAAATGTCATGTGGCGCCGCATCACCGCCGCCTTTGACGACGAATTGAAGCGCTTCGGCGCCAACCCGGCGATGGTCGCGCCGGTCACCCGCTGGGTGCTGTTCGGCCACCTCACCAAGACGCAGGGCATGGCGGGCCGCCGCTACAAGGCCATCGTCGAGAACTTCGACGTCTACCATGCTAACGCGCCAAAGCGCACCTCGAAGTCGGCCAACCTGGAGCCGACCACCAACCGCGCCAGCGACACCACGATCGAGCGCCACATCCAGAACGGTACCCTCGCCGATTACGAGGAGAAGGCTGCCTACGCCAAGCGCCAGTACAAGCGCTTGATGAAAGTGCTGGCGAAATATGCCGACCCGATCACCGGCCGCAACCTCGCCAAGGACTATCTCGATCAGCTGTGCCTGTCCGACACCGAGCCGCCGACCGAGGTTCGCGGCGAGTGTGCCGCCGTGCTGTCGCAGATCGCCCGCGAGTTCGGCGTCGGCGAGAAGAAGCGCAAGATCACCAGCTGGAGGAAGAAATGAGGTTCGGGTTCAGGGGCTTTTTTGCCGCCGCGGCAGCTGTGCTGGGAGGCCGTATCCTCGACTTCCGGCCACGCGACCAATCATTCCCCTTCGAGCAACCGTTCCCGGCTGTGCCGCGCAACAGCAAGGCCGGAGCCAAGATGCCGAATGAGCGCGGCTCGAACCTGCGCCTGCACCTCGGCCCGTCTGACGCCGGGCGCCTGATGCGCAACCGCACGCCATCCCCCGGCCCGGTGCGGCTGTCGGTGCATGACTGGTACCGCCGCAAGCACTTCGGCGCCAGCAAGCGCATCCGCAACATGAACGACGCCGAGCGCACCCGTGCTCACGGCATCCTGGAGGAGGCTCGTCTTGGCAAGAAGGTGTGAAACCTGCCGCTTCTGCATCGGACGGCGAGATATTCCCGACGAGACCAACCCAAGCGATGGTGTCGCCAGGATCGGCTATTGCTACGGCGCCCCGCCGACGGCGACCTCGCCATTCTCCTCACAGGTGCCCATGGTGCTGCGACGCGCCGGCTGGTGCGGCCTGTACAAGTTCTCCCTGCGGTTTTGGTGGAAAAAGGTGCGCGGCCATGCCTATCCGGCCTGAAAACAAGGCGCTCTACCCGCCGAACTGGAAGTCGGAGATCGTGCCACGCATCCGCGCGCGCTCCGGCAACAGGTGCGAGTGCACCGGGCAGTGCGGACAATCGCACGGCGGCGGTATGGAAGATGGATGGGATCGCTGCAAGCTATACAACGGATTACGGGGATGGTGGCAGGCTAACGGCACCTTTTACGACAATGCCGGTGTCATCGACTCGCCGAATGGCGAAAAGGTGATAACCATCGTTCTAACCGTGGCCCACTTAAACCACAAACCTCAAGACTGCCGGGACGAAAACCTCCTACATATGTGCCAAGGTTGTCATAACCGGTACGATATGCCCACCCGCCGCGCCGGCATCAAGGCCCGCGCTCACGCCGCCCGAGCCATAGGAGACCTGTTCTGTGAGCCTGTCTGACTGGATGAAGCAGGGTCAATCCCAGCTGCGCCGGCTCGCCAATCGAGCCGAGGAGCCCACCAGCGAGACCGTAGGCGAGAAGATGCGCAAGTCCGGCGCGCGGCGGAACCCCGATGGCTCCTGGCAGACCAACGAGGGTATCGTCGTCGAGGAGAGCCCGACCGAGGCCGGGCGTCGCACGATCTATGCCGAGTCGGCCAAGAGCCGGCACCTCTACAATTACAAGGGTGTGCGCGATCCAGCGACGGTCGCTATGGCCAAGCAGCTGGCCGCGGACAAGGAACTGGACATTGATTGGGGCATTTACGCGCCCGATCACGACCCGAAAGACGATCCGATGTATGGACCCTGCGAGGGCGGACCCTATGACGGCCGCAACAATGTCCACCACGAGACCCCGATGAAGGTGGCGATCGACGCGCTGTCCGGCCGCGCGCTACCCGGTCAGGTTGGCCCGAGCCCCGGCCACGAGCAGCTGATCTGGAAGGCCTATGACTGGAATGTCGAGCGCCGCGTCTGGGTCTGGGACAACACCGTGCGCAACACCGAGACAATGACTGAGACGCCCAAACGAGATTGAAATCCACAGGCACGAAACCCTTTTGCTGCAAGGGTATTGCCTCGATTTGGAAGGTGTGAGACAGTCGGGATTGTTCATTGGTGGTGATTCGTCCTTGAAGCATCCCGCTTGCTCCGGCAGGCGGGAACCAGTTTCGGGCGGTGCAGCTGTTCAAGGTGCCTGCATACGAACAGGCATCTGGCGCGTTCTCCCTGGGGTGACGCGCCCTGCACCGCCCGGCTCCGTAGCTGCTGGGTACACGGCCCCAGCGTGCGAAGGCCCCTGCCGAGGCCTCCCACCCGTGGGGTGAAGTCGGTGGACCCCCGGCGCAAGCCGGGGATGTTGCGGGGTGGAGCAGCCCGGTAGCTCGCGCGGCTCATAACCACGAGGTCGTCAGTTCGAATCTGACCCCCGCAACCAAGTTTCGAGTTCTCGGTCGAGATTCCCTCCCGACCGGGAGCGCCCCCGGCCCGAGGCAATGCCCCCAGCGTTGTTTCAGGGCCGGGACCAATACCCGGAGCGCGCCAGCGGACAGGCGCGTCATGAAAGGGCGGAAGCCCGACCGGCACTGGAGCCGCTGGCTGGTGCCGTGGATTTTTACCCTGCGAGGGGTTCGCTTGCCGAGAACGGCATGGTTGCGGGGACACAGATCAGGACCGGCCGGTGAGAGCCCCGGGGTGAACCTGATCCGTCCCGCGTCAGTGGAGCGCCAGCCCGGATGTACGGCTGGCGCTTTGCGTTTGGGGGGTGGTGGTGTCAAAGCAGGTCTACGTCAAAGGGGATGGAGCCGCGATCCGCGGCCTTTGTCTAAAGTGTGGTAAAAATCCCCAAAAGAAGCGTCCAGGCGGTAAATTTCGGCCGCTGTGCTCTCCATGCGATGAGCGGCGCTATCGAACGACAAAACGCGGTCCCGCGTACACCAAGAAAAAGAAGGGGCTCTGCGAGCGCTGCGGCTTCGTCGCCGCTCACCCATGCCAACTCGATGTCGATCATATCGACGGCGATCACAACAATTCAGCGCCAGAAAATCTCCAAACCCTGTGTGCGAACTGTCACCGCCTCAAAACGCATCAACAGCGTTGGTGTATTTCTTTACAATAACAGGAGCCGCAAAATGATCCAGCCCAGCAATGGCCGCATCGTCTGGTACACGCCAGCCCTCAAATCCGGCGAATTTGACAGCGATGCGGCGATCAAGCAGCACGACAAGACCGTGCCGCTGGCGGCCATGGTGGTTCACGTCTGGGGCGACCGCATGGTCAACCTCGTCGTGTTCGACAGCAACGGCACGTCGCACGCCCGAACCAGCGTCGAGCTTTTGCAGGACGACGACGCCAAGCCCGAGCTTGGCCGCTTCGCCGCCTGGATGCCCTACCAGAAGGGTCAGGCCGCCAAGACCGAGGCCGCCGAGCAGCTGCTCGGCAAGCGCCACGAATGAACGACGCCGTCCGCGAGGCGATCCGCCGCGCCGCGGAGGAGGACGGCATCGACCCTGCGACCGCGCTGGCCTATGCCGATCGCGAGTCGAAGTTCAACCCCGGCGCCAAGGCATCAAGCTCGATGCGCGGCCTCTATCAGATGTCGGGCGATCTGCGCGGCAAGTACGGCGACGCCGATGACCCTTATGGCCAGACCAAGGTGTTCAACCGCTACTTCGCCAACATGAAGAAGGGTATGTCACGCCGTCTCGGCCGTGACGTCACGGACACCGAGGCCTACGCCGGCCATCACTTCGGCGAGGGGCGCGGCGCCCGCATGTTCGGCATGGCGCCGGACACGCCGGTCGATCAGGTGTTCACCGCGCGCGAGTTGCGCGAGAATCCCCACATTGGAAAAGCCGGCACGGTCGGCACGCTGCTTTCCAATGTCACAGGCGACATAGACACCCGCCGCGCGACCCATGGTGGCGCGGCTCCATCGCTGGACTTCTCCTCGTTCGAGGAGGTGCCCGGCCTCCAGAGTGCAACACCGCAGACCGCGGCGCTCGATTTCAGCCAGTTTGGCGAGGTATGAGCGAAACCTTCGACGATCTGCCCTCGGGCAGCGGCGAAGCACCGACCAAGGATCAGGTGCTCGCCGTTTACAACTATATGCGTGCTCGCAACCGCGACACCGGGACCGGCAAGGTGCTCGACGAAGTGAAGGCGCTCGGCTTTGTCACGTCGCGCGGTACCGTCGGGCGCCATCTTAAAGGAGCCCCTGGACGCGCCGATCCGCCGAAGGCGCGCGGGCCTGTGGCCAAGAGCAAGCAGGAGAACAATTCGCTCGATACGCCGGAGAAGCGCACCCAGCGCAAGCGGCTCAACAATCGGCACGAGCACAAGGCCGCGGCGGCCCCGCAGGCCGAAGGTGGAGGCCCCAAGGGCATCGGCGAGGTGGCCGCGCTTCTGATCGAGAAGCTGGCCGACGACACGCTGGCCAGCGACATCAAGGATTTGCTCTCGAAGGATGGCACCCAGCCGAAGCACTCCTCCACCACACTGGCGATCGAGGAGAACCGCATCCGCATGGCGGTCAACATCGCGCTCGGCCGGCGCATGATCGACAAGGCGGAGTATCTGCTCCTCGACATGCGCGGGACCGCCGCCCTGGTCGACGCGCTGACATGCGCGGTCAAGGTCTCGGGCGGCGCGGCGATTGATATTTCCCGGCCGAACGCGGCCGATCCCGACAAGCCGGGCGATCTCAGCCCCAACGGGCACGCGATGAAAGAGATCAACCCGCGGCCGTCGAACGGCGGCTTGGCCTCTGATCTGGCGCAGTTCCGCCGCGAGAGGGCGGCCGGGAATGGCGCGCGAGCTTAGAGGCACCCGCTACCTCGGCAACGATCCAGACCTTGGGCAGTTCATCAGCAACGAACTGCCCTATCTGGACTTCGAGGAGACGCTGGAATTCTACGAGTATTTCGAGGAAGTGCGCGCGACCTCCGACCGGGACCGCGCGCTGCTCGGCTGCAACGATCGCTACTACCTGCTGACCATCCTGTGCCACCGCAAGGATGCGTTCGCGGAATGGATTTTCAACCGCTGCCGCGAGGTGGAGTCGAACCCCGACGGTCACCTCGATCTCTGGGCGCGGTACCACTACAAGAGCACGATCTGCACGTTCGCCGGTCTCATCCAGGAGGTGGTGATCGACCCGGAAATTACGTGCGCGATCATGAGCGGCACCAACAAGGTCGCCCAGCCCTTCCTGAAACAGATCATGGAGGAGTTCGAGTCCAACGAGGACTTGAAGCGCATCTATTCGGATGTGCTCTGGGAGGAGCCGCGCAAGCAGGCCCCGCAGTGGTCGATCGCTGGCGGCATCATCGTCCGGCGCCGCGGCAACCCGAAGGAAGCCACGATCGAGGCGTTCGGCCTGATCGACGGCATGAGAACGGGCAAGCACTACCAGCTGCTCGACTATGACGACCTGATCGACGAGTCGATGGTCGACAATCCCGACATCGTCAAAAAGGTGACGACGCGCTGGGAACTGTCGGACAACCTCGGCACCCTCGGCGTGACGCGAAAGTGGCACCAGGGCACGCGCTATTCGTATGCCGACACCTACGGCATCATCATCGACCGGGCGATTCTCAAGACCCGCATCCACCCGGCGACCGAAAACGGCCAGCTGAACGGAAAGCCGGTGCTGCTCACCGAAAAGCGCTGGGCGGAGATCAAGACGACGCAGCGCTCGACGGTCGCCGCGCAGATGCTGCTCAACCCGCTGGCTGGCAACGAGAACACCTTCACGACGCTGGCGCTGCGGCACTACGACGTGATCCCGTCGGTGATGAACGTCTACATCATGTGCGATCCGTCGAAGGGCAAGACGAAGCGAAGCGATCGCACCGCCATTGCCGTCGTCGGCTACGATCTGGCCGGGAACAAGTACCTGCTCGACGGCTACTGCCACCGGATGAAGCTGTCGCGGCGCTACGAACTGATTACCCAGCTGCGCGAGAAGTGGCTGGAGCATCCCGGCGTGCAGATGGTCCGCGTCGGCTACGAGCAATATGGCCTCGTGAACGACATCGAGGTCATCAAGGAATATCAGGAGCGCGACGAGAACTACTTCGAGATCGTCGAGCTTGCGACTCCGCGCGAGGGCAAGCACTCCAAGACCGACCGCATCGAGCGGTTGCAGCCGGACTTCAACCGGAACCTGTTCTACATCCCGGCCGTGGTCTACCACCCGGAATTCGGCGGCAAGCACAACAACTCCGCCCTCTGGGACGTGTGGACCGAGGACGACAAGAAGCTGATGGACGAGGCCGGAAACGTCGACCCGACCAAGAATCCCGCCGTTGGCACCGTCATATATCGGCGGATGGACGGCCCGACGCGCTTGCAGCGCGCGATGGAGGCTCGCTTCGAGAGCCACCGCATTGTGCACGCGATCCGGCGGCGCAATGAGGACGGCGACATCTACGACCTGACGCGCATGTTTGTGGAGGAATTCCGCCTCGTGCCGTTCGCGCCGCATGACGACCTTATCGACGCAGTGTCGCGCATCTTCGACATGGAGCCGATCAAGCCCGTGATGATCGAGGCCGGCGCGACCCAACCCCGAACCTATGCGGATTCCTGATGGCTTACTCCAAACCCCGGACGCTCAACATCCCCTGGAAGGTGATGGTGGTGCGCGCCGATCCCGACTTCGAGGCCGCGAAGCGCAACGAAGTGTTCTACCAGTTCTCGAACGGCAGGACTTTTCGCGGCAATCCCGCAACCCACGGCGCCTACTCGAACGAGACGCCGGACAATCCGACTTTCGACTGACAGGAGCGAAGCATGTTTGACCAGATCAAGACCCACATCGACCCCTACCGGGGGCCGGCGCAGGGTGAAGGCACCGAGCACGGCGATACGTGGCCCACGGCGATCCGCAAGATCAACGATGGCTTCGCAAACATCGTCGCATGGATCGAGAGCTTCGATCCTGATGCTACCGCCAAGGCGACCGAGGCACCGCTGACCGCGCAGGAGGTCGGCAATATCGTCCAGCGCGCGCTCCAGCCGTTGCAGGATCAGCTGAACGAGGTGCGCCGCGGAGTCGAGGTGTTCAACGCGAAGCTGGAGATTTCCAACCAGATCGCCACCGCGGTCGACGGCCTGACCTCGCGCGTCGACGCCTTGCAGGGCTTCTTCAATGCCGAGGCGCCGCCGCCGAACCTGCCGCAGGAGATCGAGCCGGACCCGAAGATGCCGCCGCCCGAGGACGGCGCGGCTCTCGATCCTGACGGCAAGCCCGCCACCGGCACCGATCCGGTGCCGCAGTCGTGAGCGAAATTGTCGATGTGGAGGATCGGGTCGAGGCCCGGTCCTTCACGGACGCCACAAACGGACGTGACACGGTTCACATCCGCAGCCAGTACATCCCGCCGCTCGATGGCCGCTCGGACGATTACGAGGGATTCGACATGCGCGTGGCCGAGGGCATGGGCATCCTGCTCAACAAAGTCTATTTCGGCTACGAGTGGAAAACCTACGCCGACACCAAGCAGGGCATCGTCGGCTTTGCGATCCCCGAACTGATGGGACCGACTCTGTATTATGTCATCAACCTCGCCAAGTTTGACCCGCTGATGCTCGATCAGCTGGTGGTCGACAAGGCGGGCGAGCTTCTGGAGCGCATGAACCTGCCGCGCGGCAAGGCCGACATGACGCTGATCCTCGAAGCCAAGCAGCGGCGCCACACGTTCCAGTTCGACGGCCCAGGCGGCAGGAAGCTCCAGTAAATGTTGCGCGCAACCCCACCCGGCGAGGACGGCGTTCGCCGCCCGCGCGCAGGCCGTGCGCCTGTCGACATCGAAGGCGATGAGCGCCGGCTGGCGCGCGCCGAGGAAGGCTTCCAGTTCGAGGGCGAGGACGACTTTGCCGACGACGATAACGGGGATGAATTCGAGGAGAAGCCGACCGACGACGAATTCCTGCAAATGGTGTACGAGGCCGATCAGCAGGCGCTCCAGTACGTCAATCAGGTCAATCGCGACTCCTGGCAGCGCGGCTACCGCGCCTACCATCAGGAGCACGCCGACGGCTCGAAGTACCGATCGAGCGATTACAGCAACCGCTCGCGTCTGTTCATTCCCAAGACCCGGACCTCGGTGCGCAAGGACATGGCGGCCACCGCCGCGTCCCTGTTCGGCTCGCTCGATGCCGTCAACGCGATGCCGGGCAATGAGGGTGATCCGATGCAGCGCGCGTCGGCCGCGGTCATTAAGGAGTTGCTGAACTATCGCACCGACCGCTCCAACCAGAAGGCTTCCATCCCGTGGTTCCATGTTGCGATGGGCTCGCGCCAGACCTCGCTGATTACCGGCGTATGTCTCTCGAAACAGTGCTGGAAGCTCGAACTCAAGCGCAAAAAGGAGCAGGAGGAGTTCGAGGACGAGGAGAGTGGCGAGAAGCGGCTACGTGACGTCTGGGCGCCGTGGATCGACCGGCCGGACTGCGAACTGATCGCGCCGGAAAACTTCGTGATGGACCCGGCGGCCGACTGGACAAATCCAGCGCAGGACGCGGCCTACATCATCATCAAATGGCCGATGCGCGTCGATGAAATCCGCCGCCGGCAGCGCGACCCGCGCAACCCATGGCGTGATCTGCCGGTCGAGCGCCTGCTGGCCTCCGGCGAAGGCGCCCAGATGCAGATGGAGGCGGTGCGTCGCGCGCGCGAGCAGGGCCTCGATCGCTACGACCGCTCGCAGACCACCCAGCACTTCGACGTGATCTGGGTGTGGGAAACCTACATCCGCACCGCGGGAGAGGATTGGACGTTCTTTTCGCTCGGCGACAAAGACCTCCTGACAGACCCCGCGCCGGTCTCCGAGGTTTACCCCGAGCAGTTCGGCGAGCGACCTCTGGCGCTCGGCTATGGTTCGCTCGAAGCGTTCCGCATCTTCCCGATGTCGAACGTGGAAAGCTGGCAGATGCTCCAGCAGGAGGCCAACGACGTCCGCAACCTGTCGCTGGACGCGCTCAAGCAGAACATCATGCCGGTGACCAAGGTGCGCCGCGGTCGCAACGTCGACCTCGACCAGCTGCGCCGCCGCGGTACCGGCACCGCCATCATGGTCACCGAGCCCGATGACGTCTCCTGGGAGAAAACCCCGGACCTGTCCAACGGCACGATGGCCATGAAGCAGGCGCTCGACGTCGAATTCGACGACCTCTCCGGCCAGCAGAACTACGGCACGGTCGAGCAGAACAATGCGCTCGGCAAGACGCTGGGTGGCCTGAAACTGGCGGCCGGCGCCGCCAACGCGGTGCAGGAATATGACATCCGCATCTGGATCGAGACATGGTGCGAGCCGGTGCTCAACCAGCTGGCGCGGCTGGAGCAGTTCTACGAGTCCGACGAGATCGTGCTCGGCATCGCCGGTGACCGGGCCAAGCTGATGCAGAAGTTCGGAATCAACGAGATCAGCGACCAGCTGCTGGAGAACAACATCACGGTTCGGGTCAACGTCGGCCTCGGAGCCGGTGACCCGCAGCAGCGCTTGGCAAAATTCGCGAGCGCCATGAGCGTGGCCGGACCCCTGCTCCAGCAGTCGCCCGCCTTCCAGAGCGGCGAGAAGCAGGTTGATGACGAAGCAGTCATGGAGGAGGTGTTCGGCGCGGCCGGCTATCGCGATGGCGGCAAGCGCTTCGTCAAGCAGGGTCCGGGTCCGAAGCCGAACCCGACCATGGAGCCGCAGATCGAGAAGCTGAAAAGCGAGGCGGCCAAGAACTACGCCATGGCAAAGAAGGCCATTCTCGATGCGCTGTCGAACGCCGCGGAGATCGGCATCAAGATCAGCGAGGAGGAGCGCCAGAAGGCGATCGACTTGTTCGACCTCCACTACCGCCACGCCGAGCAGATCGGCAAGGCGCAAGACATGGGCCACCAGCACGGCATGGCCCTCCACGAACGCCAAATGGCCGCCCGCGGACTCAGCCCCGACGGAACGCCGTTGCTGCCGCCCGCGTCTCCTGTCGCTGGCGGCGGTGAGGGCGGAGCGCCCGCCACCGCTGGATTTGCGGCCGGCGGCAGCAGTGCTCCGCCCGACCAATCGGAGCCTGCGCCGAAGCCGAAGAAGCGCAAGGTTGCCATCACCAAGCGCGGTCCCGATGGTCGGGCCGCCGAGTTTTCCGTCAGCGACGAGGATTAAGGAGCCGCCATGGCACAGTACAACGCCCACAATTTGCAGGCCGGTTCGCCGCAGCTGCTTACGTCGACCGCCAAGACCATCGTCAACATCAGCGCTGCTACCGCCACGCTGCGCCGCGCCTTCATCTATGAGGCGATTTTTGGCGCGGCCCAGGTGCCCAACGCGGTCGATTGCGAAATCGTCTGGGACTTCGTCCGCACCAACACCTCGGTCGGTACCGGCACCTCGGTGACGCCGAGCCCGCTGGATGCCGCCGATGCCGCGGCCGGTTCGGTCGGCACCGTGAACAACACCGCCGAGCCCACCATCGGCGTCAGCCTCGATGTGATCGCCATCAACCAGCGCAACTCGCAGCGTTGGCTGGCGCGCGATGACAAGAGCCGCCTCGTGGTCCCGGCCACCAACCTCAACGGCATTTCGCTGCGCGCGAAGTCGAGCACCTACGCCAATATCGTGCTCGCTTCGGTGAAGTTCGACGAGTAAGGCCTTTGCGCCAGCCGCAAGGTTACTCCATCGTCTCCGGCCCGGCGCCGGGGACGGGGGAGTGGGACACCTATACCTGCGCTCATTGCAACTCGCTGCGCAGGGTCAAGCCGATGGCGCGCGCCGACGAAATGCCGAACGTGTGCCATATGTGCGGCGACAAACACCGGCCGAGCTTCATTTGCGAACGGCCCGAGTGCAACGCCGGATGCGATCCGTTCGAGGAGAAGTTGAAGCGTATCGAGAACAAGGCGCGCTTCCGGGCGGAGTTGGTCTGACGTGGCAAAGAGCCTGAACGTCGCCAAGTTCACGGCCGCCGCGTCCGGTACCGGCAACTTCACCGTCAGCGCGGCGGTCACGGGGTTTCAGACCCCGGCGCTGGCCGGCTGCGTCGATGGCCTGACCTATCGGTACCGCGCCGAAAGCGCCGACCTGACGCAATGGGAGATCGGCTACGGCGTTGCCTCCTCCAGCGGCACCGTGTTCGCCCGGACCTTCGTGCTCTACAATTCGTCCGGCACCGGTCTCGGCAACGGGCAGAGCGGCGCCGGCACCAAGATCAACTTCTCGGCGCAGCCGAATGTCGGCATCGTCCTTATCTCGGATGATCTGCGCGAGCGGCTGGATTCCGCGCGGACCATCTATGTCGGTGCTTCGCTTGGTGCGCCGACGATCTCGATTGCGACCCCTGCCCTTGCCAGCCTGACCGGCCACGGCCTGTCGGCGGGCGACCGCGTCGTGTTCAACGTGCCGCGCAACACGCGCTCGTGCACGATCACGTCGGCGAGCCCCGGCGTCATCACGATCAACGGTCACGGTCTGGTCGCCAACCAGCCGGTACAGTTCCACTCGACCAAGTACCTGCCGACCGGCCTTACCAAGGGCACTACCTACTATGTGGTTGGTGCCTCGATCACGGCGAATACGTTCCAGGTGTCGGCGACAGCTGGCGGCGCGGCGATCAACACGCCAGCCCAAACGGCTACGTTTACCAACGGGTCGTCGACCATCACGATCGGCGCCAACCACAACCTCGTGGTCGGCCAGATCATCCAGTTCTCGGGCACCAACGTCGTCAACTTCTCGAACGCCACCGACTATTGGGTGGTGTCGACGCCGGGCGCTACCACGATCACGGTCTCCGCCACCCCGACCGGTGCGGCCATCACGGCTGGCGCCGTCACGGCGAACGGCACGCTGGTTTCAGTCGGCAGCCATTACTGCTCGACGGTCGGAGCACTTCCCACCGGCGTCACGGAAGGGACGACATACTTCGTCATCGCTGCCGGTCTCACCGCCAACAATTTCCAGTTCTCGACAACGGCTGGCGGCGCCGCGGTCAATACCTCCGGCACTGTGACCGGTGCCCCGGTCTACAATGTCTGGACCGGAAACGACTCGAACAATGGACTGGCGGCGACAAGAAGTGGTGCCGTTTTCACGATGAACGCCGCGGTCGCGGTTGCACAGACCTATGACATCGGCAACGTCAACTGCACCATCCAGATTTGCGCGGGCGTGCATAGCGATCAGATGGCTTTGGGTGCCCCATTCGTAACTGGAACCGGCAAGCTAATCGTTCAGGGCAATAACCTGAATTCGCCACTGTGCAGCAACTACGTTCTATCAGGGGGAAATCCTCCGCTGCGGGTCGACCATCCTGCAATCTCTATTTCTTTCGGCGGCGTTCGATTTGCTGGCTCCAATGGCGCCATCACGGTTTTTGCTGGATCGGTGTATATTTTCGGTATGTGTGATTTTGGCTGTTCCGGTCACCCCATCATACCTTCTGGCGCTCCCGCGACGGTCAATATCGGTGTGGCGTGCCTTTTCACATCGACAAGCGCCTTGGCCTTCGGCCTCTGCTCGTTTGCAGGACAGATCATTTGCAACGTGAACAATCAGTTCTTGGACGTGCCGTCGTTTACGTGGTTCGTCTATGCGGACAGTGACGGATTGTTTCAAATTCAATCCGCTCAAAGCGGAAGCTGTACCGGTGCTCAATACAACACCAGCACCGGTGGAGGCGTTTACTCGAATAGCGTGAGCGGCGCGCTGCTTGGCAGCACTGTCGGCACTGCAACATCGCCCGGTTGGAAAACCTAATTAGATGCTGCTCGGGTATGACGCCCTTGGCCGTCTTACACTCGGCCAGATTTCAGTAACGTCGAGCGCGGCGGCACCAACGCCGCAGTTCTCCAGCTTCGAGGGCGTGTCGCGCAGAGCCAAGCTGTCGGTCGCGCTGCTGGCTGGTTTCACCAGCTTCGTGGCACCACCGCCCGCCCAGGCGAAGCCGGTCTTTGTCACGTTTAGCCAGCCGACGCCTTATGTCTACGGCCGCGAGCGGCGGCAGGAGCCGTGGTCCTTCGAGGCGACGCCTGCAAAACAGCCGACCGGGGGGCTGTTCTCCTCGTTCGAGCAGCGCCCGGAGAAGCCGCCGAAACAGTCGGACGCATGGCACTTCGAGTTCACGCCAACGCGCGTGCCGTTCTCGGGCTTCTTCGACTTCGCTCGGCATCGCAGCTACCGGCACTCGTCGAATAATTCCGGCGAGATCGACTTCAAGCTATTGCCGACCGCGGACCCGCAGGCCGGCGGTACCTCGCGCAGGCTGGTCAACGGACGGCTTGTCAGTCCCTTCAAGACTGCCAAGCAGCCGAAGAAGCCGGAGATCAAGCTCAACCCGCTGCCGGTACCGACGCAGAGCCCGTCACCGCAGCCGCCGCGGCCGATCATCCGGCAGCTGCCTGTCGAGGTTGTCACGACGCCGTTGCCGCCGATGTCGATCGAGCGGCGCGCGCTGGAAGCGATCGACCAGGCCGACGTCACCGCCTTTTTGGCTAAGCTCGATCAGGACGAGCAGGACGCCGCCGACATCGCCGAAGTGATGGCGATGCTCGAACAAGACGATCTCGATTGACCGCAAACAAGCGAGAGACATGGACCCGATCCTACGACTCGGGGATGAGCAGCTACGGTTGCTCGCCGCCGATCTACAGGTGCAGTTGGAGCGTGGCACCGGCACGCGCCCTGTCGCCTTCATGCTCGCCAAAGCCCGCGAGAAGGCCGCAAAGGCCATCGTTCTGTTTCTCGATGCCGACCCGGAGGACACCAACCTGATCCGCCGGCTGCAACGAGAACTCACGGTCTACAACGACCTGATGACTTCGGCCCAGGAGCTTATGGCGATGGGACGAGAAGCCAACCAGCGCATCACCGAGGTCGATCGCGCTGAAATGGAAGAAGTGATCGCCGACATGGACGACGATCAACGCAGATTGCACGGTTTCGAACCAAGAGGAGTTGACTAATGGCACCGCAAGCCAAACCGCAGACGAACCCCGACGGAACGCCCAAGCTCACCCCGGAGCAAATCCAGGCGGAGAATAACGAGGCGCGCTTCGGCGCCGACGATGATGGCCTGATCGAGCGCGGTCAGACCGAGGACTTGAACCAAAATCCCGACCGCGATCCCCTCGATGGTGGTGTCGATCGCCGTGAACCGATCCAGCGCTCGCCGCAGGATGATAAGCGCTCTCAGATCGCCGCGCGTTTCCGCCGCACCGAGGAAGGCGGCGAGCGCCCCTTCGACGGTGACTTCTCCAACCCGGAGAACGTCGTCGGCCGCATGGCCGAGGACGACGAGGATAGCGACGAGGATTTGCGCGAACTCGGCCTGTCGGAAGATGACATCGCGCGCGCACGCGGCAACCGCGCCGCGGCTGGCGAACTCGATGAAGATGACGTCGAGCCGGCGCCGCGCCGCCAGCAGCAGGATCAGCCGGCGCAAAAGCACCGCCTCAAGATCAACGGCCGCATTGTCGAATTGACGACTGAGCAGCTGATCGAGCGCGCTTCCAAGGTGGAAGCCGCCGACTCCTATTTGGAGGAGACCCGCAGTCTCCTCAAAGAAGCCAAGGCCGTCCGCTCCGGCCGAACCGTTCGCCATGACGGGGAAAATAGAGCGGAGACTGACGATCTGGGCACTGATCCGGTCGAGTTGGAGGTTCAAAACCCCGAACCTTCCACCCGCAGCGTGATCGAGAAAATCCAGTTCGGAGACCCCGACGAAGCCGCGGCCGAGCTTGATCGCCTTGTTGACCACAGGGCGGGAAAGAAGGCCACCGAGGGGCAACTCGATCGCGTCATCAAGCAAGATTTGGCGCGATCGCAGAAGCAACTCAAGGAATTTTCCGACGCCAACCCGCAGCTGGGCAACAATCGCGTTGCTGCGCTTGCGATCGAGGACGGCATGTATCGCGGCTATCGCGAGGACATGGTCGCGCTCGGTCTGACGGAAGATCAGATTCCGACGAACGCCAATGAGCTTGCTCACTGGCACCGCTTCTACCGGGTCAATGGTTACGACGTTCGCTCGACCAAGGATTTGCTCGAAGGCTCGAAGAAGGAATTTCTCACGAGCATCGGCCAATTCGGCGGCAACCGTCGTCAGAATCCCGCGCCATCACGGCAGCAACCTCGCGTCCAGATCAACGTGGATCGCGATCAGCGCCGCATGGCAATTCCGTCTCAACCGACCCGTTCGGTGGCTCCGCGTCGTGACGTGCAGCCGCAGAATCGTCCCCAGACCGGGAGCGACGTCGTCGCGAACATGCGGCGCGCACGCGGTCAACCCGTAGTGTAAAAAGGAGACTATCATGGCTGGTCAGACTTGGACCGTGCCCGCGGAAGGCGGCTACCTCTACTCCGACGAGTTGAGCACCGTGCTTCGCCAGCAGGTCCAGCCTCTCACCAAATTCCGGCAGCTGTGCGATGCGCAGGATGGCACCCAAAAGGGCCTGAACCGCGGTGAGCGCTTCAACTGGAACGTCTATTCCAACGTCGGCACTCAGGGCCGCCGTTTGAACGAAAATGCGCAGATGCCGGAGACCGGCTTCACCGTGGCACAGCGCTCGATGACCGTCACCGAAGCCGGCAACAGCGTGCCCTATACCGGCAAGCTGACGGCGCTTGCCAAGCAGGACGTGGTCACCATCATCGACAAGACGCTCAAGGACGACGCGCGCAAGTATTTCGACATCGAGGCTTACCTCCAGATGAAGAATACCCAGCTGCGTTTCGCCCCGACCGGCGGCAACTCGGCGACGGCGATCACCCTGGATACCAACGGCGTGTGTTCGACCACGAACAACCTCGCCCTCGGTACCGGCCACGTCAAGGCGGCCGGCGACACGATGAAGGAGCGCAATATTCCGCCCTACATCCTCGACGACTACGTGTCGATCTCGCATCCGTCGACCTATCGCGGCTTGAAGAACTCGCTGGAGACCCTGCACCAGTACACCGAGACCGGTCTGGCGCACATCTTCAACGGCGAAATCGGCCGCTACGAGTCGTTCCGCTTCATCGAGCAGACCTTCATCCCGAAGGGCGGCGCGGCGGACTCAACCACCTACGATCCCTGGGCCGGTACCGCCGACCCGTGGAACAACGCGCTGTCGTCCTGGAGCTTCATGCTCGGCGCCGACACCGTCACCGAAGCCATCTGCATCCCCGAGGAAATCCGGGCGAAAATCCCCGGCGACTTCGGTCGCTCGAAGGGTATCGCTTGGTACTACCTCGGCGGCTTCGGCCTCGTGCACACCGACGCGACCAACAGCCGCGTCATGATGTGGGACTCCGCGGCGTAAGCGCCGCGAAGTGAACTACCCGTGGGGGGCGGCGGCATGGTGCCGCCGCCTCGATCACCACAGTTAGAAAGGCAAGACTATGAGCTACGAAAACCCGTGGAAGCGCGAAGTCTATTACATGCCGTCCTCGGCGTATGGTGCGACCACCGCCTCCAAGAAGATCAAGTCCCCGAAGAACAAGCAGGGCCTTGTCCGCGACATTGTCGTGATGCTTACGGCTGACGCTGTCGGCACCACCACCGTCCCGGAAATGAACGTCGGCGCCTCGTCCGGTGCGTCCGAATACGCGCGCTTTCGTCTCGGCACCAGCGCAATCGCGGGCTATGCCGCGGCCAATACTCCGTTCCGCGCTCGCGCGCTGATCGAATCGCAGGCCGGCTATAACGGCACCCAGATCACCTGGACCGACTTCGCCGGTCACGTCCAGCTGGAGACCGCGAAGATTCCCGCGGATACTGCCGTGTTCATGACCGGTGTGCAGGGCGTCGGTGGTACCCCCGCCGGCACCTTCGAAGCCTACATCCACATTGATTGGGACTGACACCACCGCCGGGGCTACGGCCCCGGCTCCCTGAAACCCCGAAGATGGGAGCCAACGATGGTTGGTCTCTATCGCTACGGCGGGCTGTACGACCCCATCGGACACGCCCGCCGCAACGAACTGGTGGATGCCCCCGCGGTCAATCCGCTGCCGGAGAACGCCAAAAAGGCGGACTGCGGCAATGCTGGCCTCGATGGCTACACCGTTCATTCGCGCGCTAACCGGGTCACCGGTGAGCGCAAGCTCAGCAATGCGACCCCCGAATTCGAGGGTCCGAAACTGGAGGACTACTGACATGGCTTCCTACAAGGGCGAAAGCTCTGTGTTCACCGGCAATCCGATGGGCGGCTCGCCCGGCGAATCGGACGGCCTCAAGCGCACCAAGTATCCGAGCGGCACGCACCTCTCCGCGTTTCCGCAGGACAACGTGCACGGCGTCAATCTGCCGAACACCCGCGGCGGCTCGTTCGGCGGCGGCGTGACCAACCTCGGTCACTCGCTGGATGGCGCGAGCGCGGTGGAGCACGAGAAGAAGGCTCCCCGTTCCGGCAAGCGCACCGGTTCCGACATCTAACCGCAGCACCGCTGCACAATAAGGAGTTCACATGAGCGACACCGCAAACGCCCAAGCGAACGCTGGAGCCGGGGGTACGCCCCCGGCGCCGGTCGCGCGCGAGAGCATCAAACGTGCGACCAAGCCGGTCGATGTATTCCTGATCGAGACCATCGACTATTCGACGGTGCACGGCGAGCGCGCGCCGGGCGACCCCGATCACAAGCTATGCTTCGTGCAGAACGGCCTGCCGTTCGATGCCGAGAAGAAGCTGATCCGCGATCACCGCATGGTGACGGACAACCCGAAGGCCGCTGCGGCCATCACCAGGATGGAGGCCCGCGCCCGCAAGCTCGCCGATCGCGCCGCCGCCAAGGCCGCGGAGGAGGAGCCGGAGGAGGACAGCGAACTCGACTCCGCTGACGACGGCGATGAGCCGATCAACCTCAAGGCCTGGGCCATGGGTACCAAAAAGTACCTCTGGCAGCTGGTCTCCGACACCATCGTTCTCAAGTACTCCAAGCGCCCGATGAACAAGCGCGACGCGCTGGAGACCCTGATCTCCGAAGGCCAGGTTCAGCCCGGCCAGCTGTCGGGCGAGCACAAGCGCGCTCTGAACTCGCTGTAACGGACGCGCTCCGATGGATTATATCAGTCTCACCGCCGCAAAAGGTACGGCTGGTTCCATCCTCAATTGGGTCGGCTATTCCAAGATGGATGCGCCGACCCTTTTGCTATGGGCCGAAGGGCTCATCTTCCAGATGCTCCGCACGCGCGAAATGCGCAGCGAGTGGGTGTTCGGCGCAGCTATTGGTCAGGCCTCGGTCGATCTGCCGAGCGGCTTTCTCGATCCGATCGGCAAGATTAGAGACGTCACCAACAACGTCTCCTACGATCAGCTGATCCAGCCTGTGATCGAGGGCCGGCGCATGTACGAGCAGGTTGCCTCGGTCGCGCTGGGCAACAACCCGTTTACCACCGTGGCGGATAGTGGCTTGGTGACGGTCAACGATACCGCGCACGGCATCAATCAGGATTCCGCCGTCACGATCTCCGGCGCCGCCGCCGTCAACGGCATCACGATGAACGGCACCTTCCCGGTCGATAGCGTGACGGATGCAGACAATTTCGTCATCGACACCGGCGGAACCGCCAGCGCTTCAAGCTCCGGCGGCGGGTCGAGCGCGGCTTACACGGCCGCGAACCTTGTCGCGGGATCGCCGATGGCCTGGGCGGTCTGGGATGAGGCAGTGAAGTTCGACTTCGCTTTCGACACCGCCGCCGTGATGAAGCTGCCCTACTTCAAGATGCCATTGCCGCTCGGGCCGACCAACACCAGCAACTTCCTCACGACCAAGTACCCCAACCTGATCCTCGTCGGGACGATGGCTGCCGCCGCCAAATTCATGAAAGACGACGGCGAGTATCAGAAGCTCCTCGCAGAGTTGCAGGCCATGATCCAATCCACCGCCGTCGTTGACGACTTCGGCTACCGCGGCGCCACGTTCGGAACGGAGACCCCCTGATGTCGGCCGATACCTACGATTCCGTGCTCGGTCTCCTGCTGATGGGGACCGGCAACGATAATAACTCCTGGGGCGACAACGCCAACAATTCGGTGTTCAAGATCGCCGCGCGCGCCATCGCCGGCACCGCCACTCATACCGAAACCAGCGGCACCGTTGATTTGTCCACCGTCACCCCGCCTTCGGGGATGCGGCTCGACATCGACATGATCCATAATTTCACAGGCGCGCTGGTCGGCGACGTGACCATGCAGGTTCCCGCCGTCTCCAAGCTCTGGCTGGTGCGCAACAATACCACCAACAGCTTCTTCCTTTACGTCAAGACGTCTGGCGGCACGGCCGTCCAGATTCCGCAAGGCACCTCGAAGCTGCTCTATTGCGACGGCACCAACGTCCAGCGCTACGACAAGGAGCAGATCGGTGATCTCGTGCACAGCGCATGTGCGACGGTGCAGTCCGGCACGCTCCAGTGTAACGGCGCTTCGCTTCTTCGCAGCGCCTACCCGGACCTGTTCGCCAAGATCGGCACCACCTGGGGAGCGGTAGACGGCACGCATTTCACGCTGCCGGACTTCACCACCAATAACCGCTTCCTGCGCGCGGCCGGCGGCTCGCTCGCGGTGGCGACGACGCAATCCAACCAGAACGCGGCGCACACGCATACTATCTCGGGCGCTCCTGCCGTCGGCACCCTGACGTCCGACAACCCCGGCAACCACACCCACGTCAACACCCTGACCGACCCCGGTCACACCCACGCGGGCTCGTTTGCTGCCGGCGGTGGCCTCAATAACAACAACGGTGGTGGTGGCGGTTCGTTCGGCGCCTTCACGGTCTATCAAAGCGTTTCGTCGAACACGACGGGCATCACTCTCACCAATGCCGCGGCCGGCGGCCACACCCACAACATCACCGGCACGCTGACGGCCGGCACGCTGGCAACCGTTTCGCAGGGCGGCACCGAGGCGCGGCCGGAAAACGCCGCCGTTCTGATCTGCATCCGGTACTGATCTCGTGGGAGAGCTACAAGAAATCCCGATTGCGCCGCCGCCCGGCGTCGTCAAGAACGATTCACTGCGGGTGATCGAGGGCCGGTGGTCCGACACTCTCAATGCGCGCTTCGTCAAGCGTCTGCCGCAGAAGATCGGCGGCTGGATCAAGGCCTTTGCAACGCCAACCTCCGGCGTGCCGCGGGCGCTGCATGCGTGGCGAGATCGCTCCTTCAACGCCTACATGGCTGTCGGCACATACCGCAAGCTCTATGTCTATGACACCGCGCAGGCGCAGAACGACATCACGCCTTATCGTGCGACCGGCACCTTCGCCAATAACCCGTTGCAGGTGTTCATCGGAACGCCGACGGTCAGGGTTACGCATGTCGGCCACGGCGGCTCGGTCGGTGACACTGTCGAGATCGCTGGTGCCACCGCCGTCGGAGGCATCACGCCAAACGGCGTTTTCCTGATCGACACCGTGATCGACAATGACCACTACACCTATACGTTCACCTCGAACGCTACCTCGAACGCTACCGGAGGCGGCGCGGCCGTCACCTATAAATATGAGGTTCCGGTAGGCGTCGAGCTTGGTGCGTTCGGCTATGGTTGGGGTGTCGGCGGTTGGGGCCTCGGTACCTGGGGTACCGCGCGATCGTCCTCGACGGTGTCAATCGAGCCGCGCATCTGGTCGCTGGATCACTTCGGCATCTATCTGCTTGCGGCCTACAATGGCGGCTCGCTGTATTATTTCGACCCGACGCAGGCCCAGCCGTGGCCGCGGGCGCTGATCGCTTCGGCCGACCCCGGCCTGCCCACCAACATCCGCGCCATGTTTGTAACGCCCGAGCGCTTCGTCTTTGCGCTCTGCGACGGCATGCAAGTCAAGTGGCCTTCGCAGGGTACCTATGACGACTGGACGCCGACCTCCACCAACACCGCCAATATCCGCACGCTGGCGGAAGGCACCAAGCTCGTCGGCGGCGCGGTGCTCTCGGAATTCGTCTCGCTGGTGTGGTCCGACGCTGCGCTCTACCGCTTCCAGTACACCGGCGCCACCTACGTCTATTCCTCGGCGATGGTGGCGA